TGCCGTCTGTGGTGTAAGTTACAAGATCGCCAAACCCAATGTTCTGAGCGTACCCAGAAGCAATAGGGATCTGGCGGATCGCCTGATTAAATACACGACCACCAATGAGGTTTACCGGAAGGAAACCCGCAGGGGCCATATTTGCAGGATATGCCATATAGAACTCCTAAATATTTAAATACGGCCCCAAACAGTTTAGGAACCGCTACCAAAAGACACTTTGGACTTCCCTTCACGGAAAAGGGGCATCCGGGGATCATTTTCGCGCATAAAGTTGCTATCAACAGACTGCGTTTGACGCTGGGTCAGATCATCATAGTAGTCTCTACGAGCATTAGCGTTCTCCACAGAAGTTTTGCAGAGGAGAAGTCCACCAATTTCAATCGTATCTGACGACGGTGTTAACCCAAACGCCTTAAAGTCTGCACTGATTTCAGGATGGTCCGAGGCTTTACACGGAACCCAACCCTCGCGCCGAGCACTCGCTACATTGCGATGGTCATCTTGGCCCATCATTGATACGCGAATCCAGCGAAATTTATACCCATCTTGCGGGTCAGGAACAGGCAAATCATGCGCAGGTTTCCAAGAGACTTGTCGCGCTTCTGTTTCGCGGGTGAGGTTAGCCCGTTGCGTTCTTTCTGTTGGTATATTTGCCATGATTACTGTCCTAATTTAGCAGCGTGCTTAGCATAGTTATCTAAGGACACACCGAGTTTTTTTGCAAGTGCCACCTGAGTAGCGGTTAGCGTCACTTTTTTACCTGCGGTACTGCGACCTGCAGGAGCCACTGGAGACGAGGCCCTTGGCTTTTGTTTTCCAAAGTAGTCAGGGAAAACGTCGCGTATCCTTTTGTCGATAGTACCATAATACTCTTCCGACGTTGGATCGATTCCTGAACGTACTAACTTGGAGTGTAGTCCATAAGCGAGCGAGGTCATTTCCTCATCAGCACCAAACCAAGGATTCTTAGCAGCCCATTCCTCTGCCTTCTGGTCGCGTTGGGGTGCCTGTGGGCGCTCCGGTTCTACATAAGGTGCATTATATACAGGCTCTTGCCGATTTTGTAAAGTGTTCTGTTGAACGACAGGAGTATTATATTCATTCAAAGCCATTTTCTGCATTGCGACTTCTTGCAATGCTTTCTGCGCTTCTAATACGCCTTCGGTATCCCCAGACTCATATGCTTTGCGATAGCGGTCTTCAGCAAACTTTTCTGCATACTGTACTTTGGCTGCAGCTTCGTCAATTAGGCGCTTTTGGCCCCAGTCAAGCGTAGTCTTAAGCCTTTCATTTTCCTGCAGAATGGTCTGTGCTATAGCAATAGCTTCTTGATTCTGACGTTCCAGAGCTTCTTTTGCTCTACGCTCATCGTGGTAACGATGCGTCAGTTGGTTCATTCTTTTTTGTACACCTTCAGAGAACTTATCAAGTTCGTCTTCGTGCGCTTCTTCTTTCTCCTCTACTTTTAGCGGAGCGCGACCTTTATCCTCTTCAGGAGTATCGTCAACAATGTCAATGTCAATTTCAATTTCATCTTTAGGAGCTTCTTTATTAGTCCCTACGACAAACACCTCTGAGTCATTTTTGAATTCATCATCTACAGACGCCATAACTTACTCCTAATAAGCGCGGTTAATACCGCGAGGATCGGCAACGACACCTTCGATCATGTCGTCGTTCACAATAACAAACTCTTTACCGTCTACCATAAAACGCGAACCGGAATACGCGCGCATCAAAACAAAGTCGCCTTCGCTACACCAAGGGCCTGTAGGAAACTTAACTTCATCTTTATAGCAAAGGCCGCCCTGCTTCAATACAAGACCAACAACAGCCGCAGCAGATTCGCCTTTAAGCGTAGAGTCTGCTTTGATAATGCCGCCTTCAGTCTTTTCTTCAATTTCAGGCTTAACTACCAGCATCTTGTAACCAACCGGGTCGGGCAGGCGAGAGGCCAGCGCTTGCGCTTTTTCTTGCGTTTTTTCGGTATCGATGTTTGCAATGGACATAATGCACTCCGTTTAAGCAGGTCTATTTAGTAAAGGGTGGTAGCGACCTGAACCCCACCACCCAGTATTTTTAAGCGTCTTCGTAGCGGCGTTGAGCCTCATTTACTGCATCCAGAGCGCCCTTAAGTCCTGCAACAACTCCCGTGAGGTACTTGAATTCTTCCCAAGAGGCCACATTTCCTTTAACTAAAGCCTTTTCACGCATAGTAATAGCGTCGATAAGGTCATTTTCTAGCAGGTCTAGATCAGTCATTTATTGCTCCGGGGGTTGTTGCGCAGCTTGCGCTGCGGTATGAAAACGGTCTGCTCCCTTTTCAGCGCTGGAATGGGCGCGTTCTTTGTCTTTCTCTGCCGCTCCGTGGCTACGCTCCGCATCCTTGAGGACGTACTCTTTTACAGCACCAAAGCCTTGTTTAAAGCCCTCTTGCTTATCTTTAGAATCTTGAATCTGCAGTTTGGTCTGGTTATCCATTTGGGCGATTTCTTTCTGCGCCTGAATTTTAGCCATCTCAATCTGAGCTTTGGTCTGAAGTTCCTGCTGTTTAAGCTGAAGCTCCATCTGCTGTTGTTGAAATACTGGATCCTGTTGTTGCTGCTGCGCTTGCGCCGCTTGTGCCTGTTGTTGCGACTGTTGAAGTAGCTGCTGTGCAGCCTGTGCCAGAAGTGGGGCGACCTGTGCTTCCAACTCTGGAGACATCTCTTCATCAGGCGGGGGCAAAGGAACACCCAACTGAACTTCTATTTGTTTGCGATAGGCAAAGCCTACGTGTTCTGCGATATGCGCCTGCATTGCCTGCATAATGGCCTGTGCTTGCGGATTTTGCCCCATAGTCTGGGCTGTTTTGGGGTCTTGTACAAACGCCTGATGTACAGCTAAATGGGCGTCGTGATTCTGATCGATGAAGGCTTTTACTCCTTTCATCTTAATAATTTCCATATTTTCCGTTACAGGGTCGGTTGGCCTGATGTCTTCCTCTGTTTCAACAATCTTGTCTGCGTCCTTAATGCCCATGACTTCGAGCATTTGGCGATGTAGTAACGGTAGGTTGTATATCTGGGGCGCTTGTTGCGCAAGCTGTATAGCAGCTTGATACTGAATGATCCGCTGTGCCATAGTTGTAGCATTCGGATCAGAGACTGGAATAATATCGGTTTTCTCGTAATCCTCTTTTTTGGCCTGTGCGCCCGCATGGTCATCTGGAACATAAGAATACGTAGGAGCTGTGTAATCTCGAATAAGAGCGGCGATGAGCTTAAACTCTTGCGCCATAGAAGCATGAACACGTGCCTGAACGGCAGACATAACCTTGAGCGTCCGCTCAAGAATAGCAAGAGTAGTACCTACTGGCGCATCGCCCTGCATCTTTCCAAAATCTACATCTGCTACTGCAGCTAGCCTGCGGCCTTCCTCGACGACATTCTGAAGAAGCTGAAACAGCGTTGCACTTGGCTCTTTATAAGGAAGCGGCATGATATTGTCACGCATCGTTCCAGAAGCCACATCAACATCTCTAAACTCACCCGGCATGATGGGTGTATCGTCACCCTTTACACGAAGGCCATTCGTCTTGAAGCCGCCCGGAAGATTCGATAGCGTCCCTGCATCTACCAACTGACGAAGGATAGACGTTGCTGACTTAGCAAACCCACCGATTAGGTGAATGAGGCCATATCCATAAGGGCCGGAATCATTTGGGATATAGGTATATTGGACAATGTGCTGACGAGGCTGCTTGAGTTCATCATGTTCTTCGTAATTTCTACGAATAGCGAGGACATCCCCGGAGCTTTTTTCAATCGTGACAACATATGGCAGTGCTATTCCTGTTGGTTCGCCTGTTTCTGGGTCTACATCTTCAAAACCGAGGAGGTCTAGCTCCGCTTGAATCTCTAAAATGTAGTAGCGCTCATCGTTAATTGCGCTTAATCCAGAGTCATCATCCTTCCTTTTACGTAGTTCATTGATCTCTTTTCCGGGTTCTGAAAGCTCAATATCCCTATAAAAACCCGCATATTGGAGCTTTTTTACCTCGTTTTTGGTCTTACGCATTGCATGCGTGATGCGCTCTGCGGTATTAGCACTAGACGCCCCATAGGGGAGGTAAATGTCTTCTGCGGGCACAAACATTGATACCTGACGGTTCATCGTCGGATCAAAATACACCTTCTTAAAGGCTGCACCTGCCAAAGAAAGGGACCATAACATCTTCTCGTGCTCTGGCCTGAACTCCTGCATCTTCTCAGTCAGGTTGTAATTCATATCCTGAACGACGCGAGCGGCGGCTAATTCCGTTTCTCTATCCGCTTTACCGATAATTCTCGCTTTGACCGGACCCTGCGCTGGGAACGTCTCCGAAATCATCTCAGACTGAAACTTAATCGCCGCTTCTGCCAGCATAGGGTGGAATACTCCACAGGCCCCGTTCCATGGCTCACTACGCTCATCAATCTTAATACCTAGTAAATCAAGACCATCCTTATATGTCTCAACCCATTCAGAGCGGGCCGCTTTGTCATTATCGAAGTCTTCAAGAAGCTCATCACCCAGCGACATAAGCTCGCTATCATCCATAAACTCCGCAAGATTCGCGTCAAAGCTAGGCGCTTCAATATCCGTAGTTTCCATTGAAAACACATCTTCCCCATCTTCAGGGCCAAGAATAATTTCAAGCGGCTGCTCTTGGTCATCTCCCGTTAGAAAGGGACTTTGCGCCCGTTGGTTCTGCTCTATATATTCTTGCAAGGGACTTTGTTGCGGGGTGCGTTCAATGGGCATGGTTTTACCTATAAGATTTCGATGAGTTTTTCAAGATAGTGCAGCGCCTTCTGGTAGTCTTCCTTGGCAGGACCTTTGCACCCAGCCCTCATTATATATTTCAATGCGTTACCACGGTAGAAACCCTTAGCCTGCGCATGCTCAAAGTTCGTATCAATGACATCCCAAGGCTGCACCTTCATATCAACGTAGTGCGTCCCGCCAATCTGGTACGCCTCTGGCGGAGTCTTTTCAATAGGAGCGGGTTCTTCAGGTTTCATAAAATTAAAGTTCGCTGCGCCTAACTCTTCATACGTGGGTGGCCTAAGCACTTCGCCCCAGTAATACTCGGTGTCAGCGTCCAACTTCATCCTTTCTTTTTCCATTGGTCAACTCCTTAATAATAGCTCGCTCTTCGCGCTCTAAAGTACCACTCGTCCTCGTCCCTCTTGTCATGTTGAGTCCCAACAAAACCCCCAGCACGGAAACGACTGAGAGCAAGAGACACACAGTCAACGTAATCATCGTTTCTACCCGCAGGGAAAGCTGCCACTTCATCAATCAGTTCCTCAGCCCAACGTTTTCTAGGTGCCCAGACCTTGCCAGAAGCAAAAATGTCCGAAATGGCGTTCAATCGCGTTATCTTGTCGTTACCTCTCGATGGAGTGTACTCCTGCACAGGGATGCCCATTCTTCTTAGCTCCGTTATCAACGGAGCCCCGCTCGCCTTCTTTTCAATGATAATGCTGTCAGGCTCCCATTCTTTGTACAATTCAAGGGTTTTTGCCTTCAACTCAGGAAATTCTACCTTATCACGCCACGCATTGAGAAGAATTAAGTTAGGCGCACCGCCGTCCTCGTCATTATCGAAAACGCCAAAAAACACCGCAGCAGAGTAGTCAGCCGTCTTTTTCGCCTCAAACGCCGTGTCCATAGCCATGATGATGTAATCTACAGCAGGGGGTTTCTCTCTTTCCCATGTCTTCCACCCATCGCGCTTAATAATAGCGTTCTCATCACTCGTCGGGTTCTGCTGGTACTGAGCCTGCCATTTACCCGTTGGGATTTCAGCACGGATGGCTTCAAGCGCTTCTTTAGGCCAAAACTCAGGCCAAAGTGGGTTGCCAGACGGTAGGATGGCAGGGAACTCAAAAACTTCCCAAGGATCAGTGCCTTCTTTCTGCGCCGCTGTTTCGATAATCTGTCCGGTCAGGTCACGCAGGGACCAGCGGGTTTGCACAATAATAATGGCCCCTCCCGGTTGAAGTCGCTGTCTGGGGCCTGTGGTATACCATTCGTACACTTTATCGTACACGCCGGGGTTGAACTGGGCTTGGAGGGCTTCTTGTTCTGTGTGTGGGTCATCAATAATAACGATATCAGCACCGCGCCCAGCCAAGGCAGCGCCAACACCAGTAGCGTAATAGTCGCCTCCGAAGTTTGTATTCCAACGACCAGCCGCTTTAGAGTCCGAGCGAAGCTCGACTTCGGGAAATATTTCTCTGTATTCATCTGTCTCTAATAAGTTTCTTACCTTTCTACCAAAGCCTTCGGCTAGTTCTGCGGTGTTACTGACCTGCATCACCTTCTTTTTAGGGTATTTGCCTAGGAACCACGCAGGGAACAGGAAGGATGCGAATTCGCTTTTAGTATGTCGAGGCGCTAGGTTGATGATGATCCGTTTCTTTTCCCCTTTAGCAACTGCCTCGAACAGCTTCGCTATTCTTCTGTGATGGGACCCAGAAATAAAATCAGGCCACTGAGATCGCGCGAACGCTAAAAAATCTGATTGAGCCTCTTCGCGGCGGGTCCTTTTCGCCAACTCTTCTATGAGTCTCTGGATCTTTATCTTTTCCGCAGGGGATGCAGCAGCTAACGCCGCTTGGAGCTGTTCAGGAGTGATGTCGGCTATTCCGTCCACTCGGCCTCCTCTGCTTCTATTACTTTTTCTTCTTTCTTATTTAGCAGCTTACTTACAACCTGTAGCAACTCACTCTCGATCTCTACGGTGCTACGCACACTGATATTAACCTCTTGCATATCACTATGCAGGCCCACGACCGAAGTCTTAGCTAACGAATCCAGTGCAGGTTTTGAAACTTTAGGGTCTATATCGACGGCTTGTTCCCAATACTTCTGCAATACAAAGTTCTGCCATTGCTCCTTTGTGACAGGCATCGGCCCATCATATTGTTCTAAAGAGCGTTGTAGTGAACGAAGGGCAGGGGCACTAGGTGCCACATGAAGTATTTCTGATTTCCTTTCTGGGTTGGCCTTTATCTCAGCAACAGCCTCTCGCACCCACTCTTTATCGGATCTGCTAGGAGTAGCAGGGGAGGCACTGGTTATAAAGAGCGCGGGGTCAGGGTCGCCTACCGCAGTGAGGGGTATTTTAAATTGATAAGGCTCGATGCCTTCGGGAAGATCGTCGTTGATTTCCATTTATATAAGCAGGTCTTGGACCAGAAAAAATAATATATAATAAAAATTAGCGGGAGTCAAGCGGGGGACCCATTTTGAGAAAAAAGGGATTGAGGGGGGTGGGGGTCGGGTTTTGGGGGAATTTGGAAAAATTTTGCTCGATGAGAGTCTGGAATACAGTCTTTAAATACGTGGGACTCCTCGCCACGCTGAGGGGGGTCGTGCCCCCCGTGGGTCAAGGGAACTAGCTTCCCCGCCAGAATTTTGGGAATTTCCCCGCTGAGAACGTAGCGCATATCAGCTCTTTCTAATATAAGCGGAGTCTACTGAATCCATAAAGCCCCGCGAAATGCCCCCTATTGACATAATGCTTCGAGCTGTGTTACTCGCGCTTCTTTTAAATACATTACGCCCCGCTCAGTTTTTAGACGGTCTAAAAAACATATTAGGAAACGCTGTTGCTACCAGGTAGCAACATGTTGACAGCAAGCCCCGAATCATGAAACAATGTCCCCACGTTGAAAGACGTACCGCACCTCGACGGCTTCGAGGGTTTCTAATAGAGAGAACGAACATGACTACCGAAACCACCATCGACACCAACGAATTGTCCCCGCTTCTGTTTGTCAAAAATGCAATGGGATACGCTGATACCATCAAAGGGATAACTGACCTACAAACCAAACAAACAGCGTACAAGGACGCGATGATTCCTTTCTTTAAAGCCCATGAGAACGATGACTGGAAAACCCTAGGGCCTATCGTTAAGGACGCACTGATAAAGGCTGAAATGGCGGATGTGACTAGCAAGCATGGCGCGCTCAAAACATGCTTTGAGCAAAAAATCCTCCCTACCGATTCACACGCTGACAGATTGCGCAAGGCTAAGACGTGGATTTCATGGACTGGCAAGACCGTGCCAAACACCTATACAGCCAAGCACGTTGACGCTAAGGCTAATCAGCCCGCTGAGGCTCCTAAGCCGGACATGACCAAAACCATCGAAGCGGTTGCTGCTATGCAGACCGCAACGGCAAGTACACCAAAGGCCTCAGAGAAGAAAGGCGAGATTGCGCGTCCCAACGTAACAGCATCTAGTGATTCCATCACCACCTCAGAGTATTGGGATACCCTCTATGGGCAGTTCATCAAGCACGGCATGACCGCCTTTTATATAAAGGCTCTCGCGGGAGCGCTCAATACGGATGAGTCTGCACTGTTCAAGACAATGACGACCGTACATGACGATATCATGGCACAAGCCATGAAGATTGAGGCTAAGAAATGAACCGCGACACCTTGCTACTGATAGGTTTATTTCTACTCTACATAATAGCTTGTAGCATCCCTTAGACCCTCAGCCCCTCTCCGGAGGGGCTTTTTTGTGCCCGTAGAAACCTCAGCCCGCCTAGTGCGGGCTTTTTTGTGCCTGATAGGTTGGCATAGGGTCAAGGCTTTTCGTCGCATGGTGAGGCTTACATGGGCAGGTGGTGGCAGGGAGGAGATGAGGAACTAGCTTCAGGCTATCTAGTATCTAGGCCGAAGGCGCAATGGCGCGGGGATAAGCAGGGCGCGAGCCTACCAAAAACTGGCCTGAATCTTGCTTGTCTAATCTTCTTTCTTCTCTATCTATATATATATATAGTTATATATTATTATTCTACACATAAAGTGAAAAGTACTACGGGTGGATAGCAGCCTTCTTCAAGCCGGCACATTATACAAATTAGATCAAGGCTGAAGGCTTGAGACTGTTAAGGGTACAATCCACTTTTTGTGTCTAATTTTCAGATATAACTATAATTAGATCCCCCTCCCACAAGGCCCATTGATTTTATTGATGTTTTTATTTCTGTTTTTGTGGTCATTCACCTTCTCGCTACATTCACGTTTATAATAAAGAAATAAAAAAATGGAAATTCTCCCACACTTCACAAGAGAACGCTTTGAATCTACTCTAATATATCTTGACAAACGCATAAAAGACATGTTAAACTATTCACTCTTTCCACTATATAAGCCATATAGGTCATTTTATGAGCGAAAATTCAGCACAAAAGCTAAACACATTAGCTGACGCACTCTACCCAATTTTTTTAGACCGTCTAAAAAACGAAGGCCATTTAGCCCCCCAAAACGCGAAGCATCCTACATACAAAAACAGCATCTTCTTGCCAGAGATTGACTATATAGTGTATGCGACACGGCTGAGGGGGGAGTTAAGAACAGCACGTTACACGATGGGGCAGGGGCTTACTCAAAATGCTAGGGTTAGTGATGCTCCATACTATGCAGTGCATGCCTTTGGTGGTTCGGAAGCGCCGGGCTATGAGCACACGTTGAAGGAGGCCATCCTAATTCCATCAGCCGCGTTGAAGCGAGACGTGAGTACCCAGTACCAAGTGCATCATAATCTAGACTATCGCCTACATGCAGGGTCTAAGACTTTCTATATAAAAGGAGTGATGGACGGCATGAACAATGACCCAGTGAAGGCAAATGCTAACTGCTATGGTGTAGACATGCGCGTTCCGATCACTCCAAAGGTCATAGAGAACACACGCCAGCATTGGCACAATCAATCACAGTATGAGAAGGATATGCGTATTGTCACGGAGGACACGATGATGCAATTACTAGACAAGCTAGAAAGCGGAGACTTGGTGCCCAATGCGATCCCATGGGCTTTGGAAGTGCTAGCTAGTGGTCGCTCGGTTAAGGATGATGCCTCGTTTACGCCGGAGTTATTAGACTGGTTGACACCATACAAGATCGGGTTGTAGGGAGGGGGTTGACAGCAAGCCCCGTTTAGTGTAGAATATATCTTAAGTCGAGGGGCTTACGCCCCTCGCAGGTACTCTGGCCTCACCAGAGGATTTTTAGACGGTCTAAAAAATGAGCACAAACAACAAAAACCCCATGCCTGTCCCAATGCCTTTTACATTAGAGGAGTTAAACATTCCAGACAAGGCAGACAAAACAAACGACCCCGCGCTACGTTCATACATTGCGTTATATAAAGGCAAAAAGATTGAGGTAATGGCACCCACATCATATGAGGCGCAGACGATTGCGGCTAAGCTATTCAAGGCTAAGAAAAGCTATGAGGTGAGCGTGCATTTAGCTGACATCGTGCACAGCACGGCGGGGGTGTGAGATGGTTAGGAAGCCAACGAAGAAAGAGTGGATGCAGTTTGCTAGTGATATACCTGATTCCTTTGTTGTAAACATGCTTGATGAGATCAAGCCGGAGTATTTGGATGTCCCGCATAATGAGCGCGAGAGTTTTAGGGCGGCAAAGTCTGCGGCTCTGGCAGAGATTATGCTGAAGCGTAAGGTGGGAGGTGTGAGATGAGCGACGCTACATGGTGCCATAGAGTTATGAATTGCCCATCAGAGAATGGTGGTGATGACTACTTTGTTTTTAAAGAAGTGTGGTACATAGAGGGCAAGTCGGAATTTTATACCGATTTGTTTATGGGAGGTGATACCCCCGAAGAGTTGCGTGAGTTGCTTGATATGCTGACCCGCGCCATGGATAAACCTGTGTTACACGAAAATACTTTTGGAGACAACGATGGAAACATTTGAGAGATTTAAACTGCTGTACCGCAGTGGGATAGAGGCTGACCTAGGTCATCATGAATACATACGGACGTACTACCCACACATGTACGCGCAAATTGGAGCGTATAGCCACCCGCGCCTGACCCGGAGACTCAACAAAGCGAACAAAGAAAAACTGCAACGGCTCATGGACCCGGCTACGCCTATCAATACATACATCCCCGGTGTAGGGTTCAAGACGCCTTATAGATATGACCGAGGTTGTGATCCGTTTGTGTATGTGATTGCACATGAAGCCCAAGTGGAGAACCCCGAAAACGCAAAACGCGAGAAGATTTTGTTGCGTAGGTATGACCCGGATTCGTTCTATGGTAAGGGGGATAACGGTCACTATGGTCTTAGGTGGGATCCTGCTACGTGTCAACATATACAGAAGCCATTGGCAGAGACAGTGCAACACTATATGAATAACAACCATATGGTAGTGGAGCCTGTATTTTTAGACCGTCTAAAAAAGAAAGAACGCGAAGCACTAGCACTGCTGTACCTATTAGATGACAAGGGTTACATCGAAGGAATCGGTGGTGTGAGGGAACATACGGCGCACTGCCATGATCGAGGGGCCAAGACCGAGGAACGTGTATTCTTTTTGGAGAAACAGAAATGAACTATGAAACTGAATATGAATTGACGAGCGGTACTCAGGTTGTTGTGGACTATGAGGTAGTGTTGGCGGAAGATAGGCATGGAGAAAGCTATTGTTATGCCGAGGTGCGTAATGTGTGGGCACTGCTTAGAGATTCGGATGGCGTTGCGGATGTTGTAGACGTATGGTCAGTGCTCCACTGGCGTGACATGGAAGAAATAGGGGACCACTGCGAGAAGCACTATGCCCGTATGGTAGAGGAAGAAAAAGAGAACTAGCTTCCTTTTAGAGAGGGCAACAACAGCCATGAACATCTTCATTCTCGACACAAACCCAGAAACAGCGGCAGAGATGCACGCAGACAAGCACGTCAACAAGATGATTTTAGAGAGCGCGCAGATGCTCTGCACTGTGTTAGATGGGCCATACAAGCCCACGCATAGAAACCACCCATGCACACGATGGGTAGCAGAGTCACAACACAACGCGCGTTGGTTGTGGACGTTGGCGTGCTTTCTTAATTGGGAATATAAACTGCGATACAACAAAGACGTAGACCATAAGTCATGGGATGTCATAAAGGATAGGGAGTTTCAAGCGCGCATCAATGCGCTACCAGATGTAGGCTTCACTCCGTTCGCACTGGCTATGCCTGATGAATATAAAACAAGCGATCCAGTGCAAGCGTATCGAGCCTATTACCGTACCAAAACCTTCGCATCATGGGACAAGGGCAGAGAAGCACCTGATTGGTGGTAAGAAGTTGAGTTGAGTGGGCGTAAGCTATGAGTGGCCCCGGTGCGTAATAACCATAGCAGTCTGTTTGCATAGTCTTCGTATCTCTCGGTGTAGAGCAGACCCTTCGGGGGTGGAGGCTAACCCCCGCCTTAAAACCAATAGGTTGACAGGAAGCACAGTTTAGTGTAGAATATATAGCAAGTCGAGGGGCTAACCCCTTGATTCCATGGGTACTCTGGCCCTACCAGAGGTAGCAGAACGGTTTTTTAGACCGTCTAAAAAATGGAGATGAACATGAATACAAACATAAGCGGCGACGTAACAATCTCATCCAGTGCCATTCTAGTGGACCTATCTATTAGAGGCTCTGACTTTACAAAGCAGGACAAAGACGTAGCGGATGAGGTAAAGATAGTCAAGGGTGCGACATCTGCTAATGCAGGGGCATACCAAAAGAATCTACTGGCAGGCTCAAAAGAACTGAAGGCGGTCAAGCAATACACTGCGATCATTAGGCGGTGGCATAAGCATAGGACACTACCATGGGCTGACTCTGGTGTGCGGTTGTTACCTGCTGTGCTGTTCATGATGTACATGAATGAGTTGGCTGTGCATGAGGTGGAGTACAAGCGATTAGTAGGTGAGTTTGTGCAGTCTTATAGGCTTGCTATTCAGGTGGCGCAACTGGAATTGGGATCATTGTTCAAACTAAGCGACTACCCAGACCCTAGTGAGATTCCTTCTAAGTTTGAGATGCGCTTCTCTACCTATCCATTACCTGAGCATGGTGACTTCCGTGTGGACATTGGCAATGAGGGGTTGAATGAATTGAGAGAACACTTCAAAGCGAAGCAGGATCTTCGAGTACAAGAAGCAATGAGTGAGGTGCGTGAGCGAGTCAAGATAGCACTGACCAAGGTGAGCAGTGCATTGCGAGTTGAGGATGATGGTAAGAAGGGGCGTATCCATGACGCTACACTTGAAGGGGCTATTGAACTGTGTGATTCGTTGGCGGGGTTTAACTTGACCAATGACCCTGAGTTGGAGCAGTTGCGTAAGGAGATGCGTAACACTTTGAATGGCATAGACCCAGTGGATATGCGTAAGGATGATGTAGTGCGGACGTTTGCTAAGCAAGAAGTCGATGCACTGTTAGATAAGTTTAGTTTGGTTTAATTTTTAGACGGTCTAAAAAACGGGAGATTATGATGAAGATCAATAAAGCATATAACTCTGTCTCACTACGGGAAGCTATGGAGTTCGTTAAGGCAGTGGGCGATAAGGTAACGTGCTTATTCTCTGGTGAGATGGGCATTGGCAAGAGTTCAATCCTGAGTTCTATCAAGCGGGATCTAGGTGACTCCTATTATTACTGTTACGCAGACTTGACGACTAAGCCTGATGCGGGTGACTTTCAAATGCCCAAGATCCGTACGGTGCATGGCGTAGAGGTGTGCTCGTTCATACCCAATGAGGAGTTCGGGTTTCATTTAGATAAGCCTATTGTCCTCATGCTAGATGAGATTGGTAAGGCAACTAAGTCGGTGCTGAACGCCTGTCTTCGATTGATGTTGGAGCGCAAGCTAGGTACGTATTCCTTGCCTGAAGGGAGCCTTGTGTTTGCCACGACTAACCTGAGCATGGAGGGCCTTGGAGATAACCTACCACCTCATGTACGGAATAGGGTGTGCCAAATGAAGATCCGCAAACCAACTGCAATGGAGTGGATCGAGGACTACGCTATACCTCGTGGGTTGAGTCCGATTGTGATTGGTACGGTGATGGAGTTTCCTCAGATGTTCCAGTCATGCGAGGAGTGTGAGGACCCAAGCAACAACCACTACATCAACCACCCCAAGTCACCCCGCACTGCGTTCGTAACGCACAGATCCATGGAGAAAGCCTCAGAGGTTCTTAATGCGACGGAGAGTTTCTCTGATGATGTGCGTATCCACGCACTGATGGGGTTGATCGGTGAACCTGCGGCTATGGATATGATGACCATGTATAGGTTGAATGAAGACTTACCATCGTGGGAAAAGATCATCAATGACCCAGAGAAGACCAAGATTCCCAAGTCGGCAGCTGCATCCTGTATGTTGGTAGCCAAAGCCTGTATGCGAGTGGATCGGGAGAACTTCACAGCGTGGATGACCTATGTACAGCGTATGCCCAAGGAAGTGAGCGCGTTGTTTGCTAAGACGATTGCCAATGGTGATAAGAAAGCGATTGCGGTTACTAACAGGGAGTTCATTACGTTTGCGTCGGCTAATAACTATCTATTTAGGTGAGAACAATGAGCAAGAAACAAGAAGTGATGGGCGTTATGTCATTCAGCTATAAGACATATGCCTTTCCATTACGCATAGCACATGAGATTCAGGCTTTGTTAGCGGCCCATGGCACGGAGGTCGATTCGGTGTACTGCGCTAATAATACGGATCTCCGTGTCTTTAGAGAAATGGATACACCCGCAGTGGCGGTAGGGGACACGCGTGGCTTTATAGATGCTATGGGTGTACCCGACGCTACGTATAGAGAGTGGCGAGCAATCGCTTCTGACCGTGCCCCCGGTGTTCCTTTGATAGATCCTAAAGATTATGAGGTACTACAATCATGAACCTTAATTCACAACAACGAGTACAGCGTGCTCATGTCAAGATGATGGAGCACCAAGCGACAAAGGCTTTTAGTTCTGTCTTCATGGTAGGTAACACGGAGGTGCGTGAGGATATTCCAACAGCGTGTACCAATGGCAGGGATGTTTTATATGGTGCAGACTTCATACAAACCCTGACAGATCCAGAACTCAACGCGGTCATCCTTCACGAGAATCTGCACAAGGTCTATCAGCATCATTGGTTATGGAAGCACCTGTGGAAAGAGGATGCGCGGTTGGCTAACATGAGTGCTGACTATGTGATTAACTTAGAAATTTTAGACGTGTCTAAAAAACATAGCGGTTTCATTCAGCTACCCGATTGTGCCCTACTCGAAGAGCGTTTCCGTGGTATGGATACGCAGAAGGTCTTCAATGCGCTGAAGGATGAGGGTGGTGGTGATGGTGGTGATGGTGGTGGTGATGGTGGTGGTGGTGAGGGAGGGTTCGATGAGCATAGCTTTGATGAGTTGACTGAGCAAGAGAAGGAAGAGTTAGGTAAGGAGATCGAGCAGGCTGTACGTCAAGGTGCGCTGTTAGCAGGTAAGACAGGTGGAGATCAGCACAGAGCGTTCGATGAGTTGACTACACCACAGGTAGATTGGAGAGAGCAGCTACGTGAGTTTATGAGCGCGGTGTCTACTGGTAAGGATGACTCTACGTGGCGTAGGCCCAATCGTCGGTGGTTACAGCACGATATCTATATGCCCTCGACCATCTCAGAGTCTATGGGTCCGCTTGTTGTGGGGATTGATACGTCAGGCAGTCTTGGAGAAAGAGAACTAGCTTCATTTCTGTCTGAGGTGATTGGCCTTTGCGACAATGTGTCACCGGAACTATTGCACTTGATAGAAGTTGATGCTAAAGTACAAAACCATGAAGTCTTCGACCGAGACGGGTTCGGTCGTTTAGCTAGCAAGCGCTCATTGAAAGGCGGTGGTGGTACGGATATGCGTAAAATCTTTACGTACATTGAAGAGAACAACATCAAGCCAGAAGCAGTAGTTGTATTGACTGATGGTGAGACGCCGTTCCCTGATGAGGTTAAGTATCCTACGCTGTGGGCTATTACATCGAAACGCATTACGTCACCAGTAGGGAGCACGATTCACATTGAGTAAGCACAGGCGAGCCAGACTTCATATCCTACCCGGCGGTGATTATCACATCATGGATTTTAGTAATGTGGGGGAGGAGTACGTTGTTGATACTCTTCCCACTTGGGCAGAAGAGAAGTTCGCTTTGCTGTGCTTAATGAAAGATGGGACCGATATGCCCGGTGTGGGCTATAGGCATAGTGCGGACACATTTTATATAAACGAGGGTCCAGATGCAGAAGACATTGTGTAAGAAGTGCGGAGGTTTTCACACTATTGATTCGTACAAGACACTGCGGTTCTACTCATGCCCAGTGGTTAATAGAGTTCTGTTACTAAGCGATGAAGTTAAGGAGACTAAAGAGGTGGAAAACCCAGACAAGAAGGAAGAGGGTGCTTTTGTGGATTACATTTTTTAACTAAGGAGATAGGACTATGACTATTGCCGAGCAGATCATTAGCAGATTGGAAGATAGCTTTGAGATTACCCGTGCTGAGTTAGCTAACTCTCTGGGCTTGAAGCGCGAGAACATTCGTAAGGCGCTTGTACGTTTGCTTGAATCAGGTGCTGTCCACAGAAGGATAGACGATGATGGTGTGGAGTGGCTGAGCCTTGCTGAAGAACAGGATGAAGAAGTCGATACGATCCTCATCATTGAAGAGATTACGCCAGAGGAAGAGGCTGAAGAAGAGGATGACACCATCACCACTACGCCAGAAAAAGCTACTGAAGTCTTTGAAGTAGTGTGGCAAGCTGGGTTCGAGGAAGGGTATGCTGACGCATGGGATGAGATTGGCCGTGCAGTAGCAGTGAAAATTCGCACCTATCTGGGGCTTGATGGTGACTGACATGAACAAAGGCGCGTTTGTTGTGTGTTCATTGATAGCTAGCAATGCAAACGCATTGTATATCTGGGGGCCTGATGGTGCTTCAGATGTTCAGCAGACTGCGAACGGGTATGTTATCTCTAGCCTGAGTGGTAAGGGTATTACGGTCATTGACAAAACTTCAAATGGGTATACAGTGCTCTCCCCTAGAGGAGTAACGAGCATTGAGATGTCTCCTGAAGAGCGTGGTGAAGTTGTAATCCCTACGGGTGATCCTGCCATTCCTAGTCTTGAAGTGAGCCATTGATATGGGGAACAGACGGATAACAGAAGGGGCTTATGAGATAGAGCGCGATACAATCCTTGAAGAAGTGGCACACCTATTATTTGTAGGCTACAGAAAGGACGATAGGGATCGCATAGTAGAAGGTATACGTGTTGCCAAGGCGGGCTTCTCTCCAAAGGATTGGATCAGGTTCAGTCACTTCCGATTGAGCCATGCTATTGAAGAGTTCTACGAGTTAGGCGTCCCATAACGCCAATAGGATTGTGCTAGTCGGTTAATCTTTCTTTTAATAGATGGGTGTGGTGTACCCGGCTAGCACAATATTTTTACTGGTACTCGCACCATATGCGAGAGGAGATGACAATGAAAGCATTAGAAAAACTAGGCGAGTGGGTTCTTGATGCAGGTTGGTTGTGGTTTGCGTGCGCACTGCTAATAGGTATCTTTGGGTTGTCTTTGTATTCATGCAATCACACCGTCCAGATCCCCGACACACAGTTCGAGTGCACTGCGACGGACGCAGTGGGTATCAAAGCGAGGTGTACCCAGTACACCATGAAGGGTCTTTCAAAAAGCCTAGCTAATCGGGAGGAGTGATGAGATTTGAAACCGAAGCGGATGAATTAGAGCGTATTCGTGAAGACAATGACGGGTTGCTGACTGTATCCAAGGTGCTTGAAGCGGCGCGGGATGAGGATTCACCTTTACATAGACACTTTGACTGGGACGACACAACAGCCGCAGAGAAGTACCGTGAATGGCAGGCTCGTACTCTTATTCAGAAGTGCCGGGTAACTATTGAGTCTAGGCCAGATGTATTTGTGAAGGCTTACGTGAGTCTTCCGATGGATCGCAACAATGGTAAGGGTGGTGGCTATCGTGCTGTACAGGAAGTTGTTGATGATGTAACCATGCGTTTAGATTTATTAAGTGACATACGAAAGCGCATCGCTTACTGGCAGAGGCAACATCATTTGCTTGATGGGGAAACCCTAAGAGCCTTAAAACAGCTTGAGGTCGTTGTGACTCCCACTGCACAGCACGAACTCCGGGCTGGTTAATAGTTAAGGGCCGGGCGAGGCGAGGTCTGGTAAGGCGACGCATGGCGAGGCGTGGTAAGGCAGGCAAGGCAAGGACGGGCGGGGTCCGGCAAGGTCCGGCAGGTAAGGATGGGCGTGGTCTGGCAGGGTCCGGCAGGTGTGGCGAGGCAGGTCTGGCATGGATAGGCTGGGTATGGCAGGGTATGGATCGGTGAGGCTTGGCAGGCAGGTGTGGTAAGTCTAGGTCGGGTGGGGTGAGGCACGGCAGGCGAGGCGTGGCAAGGTAGGGCACGGTAAGGCAACGCAGGTAAGGCCCGGCGTGGTTTGGCATGGTAGGGCAACGCAGGTCAGGCCCGGCGTGGCAAGGATGGGCCCGGTAAGGCAGGTCAGGCCCGGCGTGGCAAGGTAGGGCACGGTAAGGCAGGTGTGGTAAGGATAGGTAAGGAGCGGTGAGGAGTGGTTAGGATAGCCACGCATGGATGCGGTAATCAGGGCGTAAGCCCGTAACATTAAATAAAACTGGAGATGATTATGACTACTAATACTGAAGTAAAAGCTATTGCAATTAAGGCCCCTAAGTTTGAGGTTGTTGAGATGATCCTTGAGGGCACGGCTCCGTTAGTTATTGCAAGGTTCTCTAAGAAAGGGGCGCTTATGGAGAAGATGGCTCAAGGCCCAACGGCCAAGAACAAGAAGGACCGAGTAGCGCGTGACTACGACGCAGAAGCAGATGCCGCTCGGCATTACAATACGATGCGAGAGTGGGAAGGTGTTCATGCGGGGGCCTTCAGAGCGGGGTCTATCTCAGCGTGTCGGTTGGTTGGATTCAAGATGACTCTGGCTAAGCTGTCTGTATTTATTTTGGAAGATGATTTCGATGAAGAGTACAAGACTCCCTTGGTGCGAATCTATGGCAAGAGCGAAACGGATACATCCCATACGCGAAATGCTACAGGTGTTGTTGATGTTAGAGCGCGCCCTATGTATAAGAGATGGGGTATGCGCCTTCGAGTTCGCTATGATGCGGATCAGTTCACCAGTACGGATGTATACAACTTGATCTCTCGTGTGGGTATTCAGGTTGGTATCGGTGAGGGTCGGCCAGACTCTAAGTCCTCCGCAGGTTGTGGTTGGGGCACGTTCCGTGTTGTAGCAGGTGAAGAATTGGATGCTGTAAAGGCAACCTACGGTATCGAGTAAAAGCCTCGCGCCAGTTGGGTATACCTAGCTGGCGCATTTTAATTAGGAGAAATGAGATGAAAGAACCAGTCTCAGGACAAGAACTTATAGCACTCTGCGCTCACGCAGAAAAAAACATAGAGGCAAAGGGTCTTAGGTTTTACGTGACCAGCTACATGAAAGGACTTAGAGACGCTGAGAAGTACCACGGCATCAGTGTGCCGGTCTATACAACACGAGAATCGAGGAGAAAGAAAGATGCCGTGTTATGACCCAGACTCAAGTTTTTCATGTATAGACAAAAGAACCATACAACCACTTCGAGAAAAACTGGAAAAGACAGAAGCCATGCTTTGTGCCATCGTGCATGTACTCGTAGAGAGCAAAGCTATCATCCCGGTGGTAGAAGCTATCGACAC